GTTTTGATAATATCTTTTTTGTCTCTATATCTACTTGAACAAATGCTTTACGAAGTTGTGGTATCGTTAGCACTTTTGTTGTATTTTTAGTATTTTTAGTTTTCTTTCTAGTATTTTTTACCATCTTACTTTATCTAAATATTTTATAATTGTTTCTCAATTTCTACTAAACGATGAATCGGAATTTCCTTAAACGTTTTTGTATTTGTAATAATTTTTTCTGTACCAACTGTTTCATCCTTAAATATTTTTGGTAATGAAAAATGAAATGATGGTAATAAATTTAAGAAAAATAATACTACTGTTAATGTAATTAAAAATATCAATATTGGTGTCGCATTATTTGTCACAGAGTCCCTCCATGGACTATTCGTATATTGATCTCCAAACATTTTTACATGAGCATATATACTTAATATAAGAAATAATATTGCTATAATATAAATTATTAATGGAGATATTCGGGGTACTATTAAAAATACAAAAAAACCTGATATAAATAATACAATTAATGATGGTAAAAATATTTCCATTCTTACTACTACTAATAGTAAATTTTAGAGTTTATCAAGCAAATCAATTTGGGTAATAAAATGTTTCCGACAACATGCACGTTTTAGATTTAATAGATCCATTATCTTTTTTTCTTCAGTTTCTGGAATTGAATTACCATCAAAATATACTCTTTCAACTTCTTTTGATTTATTATTTTTCTTTTCTTGAAAGAATCTCCATTTATCAGCAAGAACCTTTCCACAACTCATACAACGAATAGGGATAATCATTTTCTACTATATTATACCTTGTTAGATTTAATTTAATTTTTTTTGTTTTGTGCGGAATCAATAATAAAATTCATTATATATTGTCTCTAGAATATGTCTTCGCTATTTAATGGAAGTGGTAATAACTATCAAAATGGCAATCCTCTTGGTCGTAAAGTTCGTACTCTTGAATCAACTGTAGAAGTTCTTCAAAAAGAAATTAATGAACTAAAAGCGAAGAATCTTGGATATAATGCTACACCTGTAATTGCTGGTCCTCCGGGTCCTGCTGGCCCTGCTGGCCCTACTGGCCCTGCTGGCCCTACTGGCCCTACTGGCCCTACTGGCCCTACTGGCCCTACTGGTCCTAAAGGAGATGATGGCTCTAAGGGAGATAAAGGCGATAAAGGTGATAAAGGAGATGCTGGTCCTATGACCTATATTGCTTTACCTCAAAATGCTCTTCCTTCTGTTACTCCTTCTCAATAAATTTCTTTTCTAATACTTCGTAATGAAGATTCTGATATATGAATATCTTCATTTTGTTCTAGTTCAAATAATACTCTTTTAATTGTCATTAATGGATATTTTTTCAAATAAGAATGAATAATTTCTAGTTCTTCATTCTTCCATTTGCTTATACTTGAAGGACTTTTTATTATTTCTTTTTTCTTAATTTCTCTTACAATTCCTTCTGATGTTTGTTTTGATTGACCTATTTCTAATTTACCAGCATGATAGTCATCATGACATTTTTGACATAAAACTATTAAATTTCTAATATGATCTTTATGAGTTCCATCTGGAAGAAATCCATCTTTATTTGCCTCTTTTTGCTGAATAATATGATGAACTTCAAGAAGTGAATTTATTCTATTACCACACATTTCACATTCTTTTACTGAAAGTTTTGAATTGTATGGAGATGTTCTTGTTCCTTCTTTTAAAATTTCTTTACGAATATCTTGAGCAAGTTCTAAATATTCATATGGAATATTCATCGCTTTTGCTACTTCTAAACCATAATATGTATTGCCAGGTCCTTCTTCTAAATTCCTATCATATACTAATAAATCCTTTATAACATCATAACGAACTTTTAAATGATATATTTTAAGATTGTCTAACTCTTTAATTTTCTCAATATCATTCAATCCATGATAATGAGTCGCAAATATAAATGAACTTTTCTTTTTATCTAACCAAATAATTCCCGCTGCTACTAACGCAGTAGCAGATACAGATTCTGTTCCAGAACATAATTCATCTCCTAAAACTAAACTATATTCATCCGCCTTTTTAAGAATTTCTCGTAACTCTAACATCTCTATTGCAAATGATGATAATCCAGCATAAATATTATCTTGATTTAAAATTCTTGTATAAATTCCTTTATATGGCTTAATTACAATTGAATCTGCTGGAACATAACAACCAACTTGTGCTAGCAGCACAGCAATTCCAACTGCTTTCATTAATGATGACTTACCAGAAGCATTCATTCCATATAACAACCATCCATTTTTATCTAATCTAACATTATGTTTAACATATTCTTGTTTAGAATTATGTTCTTCAATTAATGGATGTCTCAATCCAAAAAGTTCAAATCCAGAACCATTTGTATTATCTTCATATATTGGTTTTACAAAGTTTTTTTCTTTAGAAACTCTTGCTAATGTAAATAAAATATCAATATCACTAATATAATCTTCTATTTGTAACCATAAATCTTTATACATATCACATATAGTATTACAAATAGGAGGTAATTCTTTTTTAACTGATTCATGAAGTCTATTTCTAAAATTTATTGTTTGAATATGAATTTCTTCTAAATATGATGATGTTAATGAACCATTTGATTTACGAATTGTTATTTCAATATTATTATGAGGCCATAATTCTCTTTTTGTATTTTTCAACTTAGTATCTATATTTGTCATTATACGCCGAGATGCTTCAATTGAATATATATTTGTTTCTTTTTCTTGAGTATCAAATTTTAAATTTTCTCCAGTAAATTCTATTAATTTTTGTAAAAAACTTTGTGCTTTTACTCTTTGGAGTTTTAAATTATTTTCTATTTCAAATGTTTTTGGAGCCATATTATTATTTAAAAATGATATATCTGCTGAAGATTCTTTTTCCTTTGCCTTTTCTACATCAAATTGTGTTTTAAAATAATCATAATATGCTGTAAATGATTCTAATAAACTTATATTTGTATCATATAATTTCATAATATCTAAAATTCTTGTATAACTTTGATCTAAATTTAAAATATCTAGAGAATTCAAATTATATGAAAAAAATTTATGATGAATTCTTTGTAAATCAGATATTTGTTTTAAATAATATTCTATCTTTTTCTTCTTTAATACATCCATATTCATAACATTTTCTAGTTTATAGACTCTCATAGATAAAATATCAATATCACTAATAGGATATAAAAGTCTTTCATTTATTGCTCTTTTTCCCATTGGTGTAAATGTTTTTTGAAAATAATTTAGAATACACTTCTCATTATTTCCTGTGTTACTAGAAATAAAATTAAGTTGATTCATTACATTATTTCCTAAATACGTTGATAAATCTGGATTCCAAATTGTATGACTTTCAAGATTTTGCTGCATATTTTTAGATGGAAAATGTGATTCAAGAAAATCTAATAGATGTATCATACTTTTCTCCATTAATGAATGTTTTTTTATCTTTAAAAAATCATATATTGATAACATTGATTTGTTATTAAATGATCTTTTCATTAATTCTTCATTTGAATTATTTTCAACTAATATATTAAATTTTAAATGAATTAAAGTATTTGATAAACTGAGATTTTGTCTTAAATATTCTTGCATATCTCTCATCGTATAATCCTTCATAATTACTATAAGTTCTCTTACTGGATGAATCTGAAAAAAATGTAATAATCTATCAAAATTCCAAGAATCATATTTTCCTTCAAGTCTAGATTCATAACTATAACATCTTCCAGTAGAAATATCTGCTATACTAATTGAAAAATTTGGAGCATTATTTCCAATACTTTCTAATACTAAACAACCTATGAAAACAGATTCAGAAGCAAATGCTTCTACATGTGTGCCTGGTGAAAGAATTTGTGAAACCTTTCTATGTATCACTTTATTTTGCGGCCCTCCCTTTTCTTGATCCACTACTACTACCGTCCATCCTTCTCTTGTTAGAAGCGAAGCAAATTTATGTAATGACTGTTCTGGAATTCCCGCAAATAATATATTTTCTTTTATGGAAAGTTGAATACCTAGAATTGTTACTGCTCTTTGCATTGAAGTCTCACCAAAACCAGTTAATTCATTAATTGCATCATACATTTCATAGAATTTACCTACTTCTAGAAAAATGCATGTATTTGGCCCATATTTTTGAGAATATTCTTTATAAAGTTTTACATATTCTTCACGCATCTTATCATCTATTGTATTATATATCTTTATGCTTAAGTGTTTTTTTACAGAGCCTTGTGTTTCATTAAATTTTACTACGTAAAATTTAATAGTAACAGCAAGCTTTGTTTACAAAGCTTTGTGTTTCAACGTCATAAAATCATTATAGATTTGTCGTATCATTGATTCTGGTGCTCTAGAACCTATTTTAATAAGTTTTGCTTCTTCAAGAGTTTTTTTAATTTCATCTAATGATTTTTCTTGAGAATGTTTTTTTATTGTTTTCGCTGTTGAAAGTTTTTTTCGAAGATTTTTTAAAGAAAATAATATTTTCTTTGAAGATTTTCTTGTTTTTGATTTAGTATCTTGAATTGGTTTTAATGTATTAATTTTATTTACTGATAAAACAACATTTGATTTCTTTTTTGGTAGTTCTTTTAATACAACTTTTACTTTTTCTTTTACTTTTCCACCTGTCATTACTGGAAGTACTGCTGCTGTTTCTGCTAATTTAGAAGGATTTGTTCCTTGTATTTCAGATTCTACCGTAGATGATGATGTAGAATTAAGTTGAACAATTGTTCCTCCTTGTGTAGAACCTCCTCCTTTTTGATTTTTACGACTTCTACGACCTTTTCCTTGTTTTCCTATTACATCTCCCGTTAGAACAATATGTTTTGTATCTGAAGATTCTGTCATACTATATTATTTAAAGATTTATTTATAAGAAATATAGTAAAAATATAGTTAGATTTGTAAAAATATAGTTAGATTTGTAAAAATATAGTTAGATTTGTAAAAATATAGTTAGATTTGTAAAAATATAGTTAGATTTGTAAAAATATAAAAAAATTAAAACACATTATCCTAAAAAAATACTAGGCAAAAAATGTATCCTTCATTCCATTCAGTATTAAATAAATATTTTAATCAATGCGAAGGGCGACATGTTATCTTTCATCAAATTGAATCATTCAATACATTTATGGATATTGATATTCCAGAAATTATTAAAAATGTAAATCCTATTATTGTACGTGGATCACCAGAAATTCCTCTATCAGGCCCTCGTTCAGCTCTTGCTTCAGCAACAGGACTATCTACATCAGCAGCAAATGCTTTGATGGGATTTGGTGCTTCTATATTAGGAGAAATTAGTGGCCCTAAACACGAATATGAAATTTCAATGAGTTTTGAGAATCTTACATTTAGAAAACCAACAATCTTTGAAAATAATGGTGCGGTATCTCCAATGATGCCAAATGATGCTCGTTTAAGAAATCTTACATACGCATCTCCTCTTTTCGTAGATGTTCGTATTAAAACTACATATTTTGATAATACAAAACCCAAAGATTCTAGAGAATCAAAAACTGTCCGTGAAAGGCTATTTCCGAATGTTCATATGGGAAAAATTCCAGTAATGGTCGGTAGTAAATATTGTTTGCTACATGATCAAATGTATGTTCATCCAAAAGGTCTTGGTGAATGTGCTGAAGATTTTGGTGGCTATTTTATTGTATCAGGTGGTGAAAGAGTTATTATTTCTCAAGAGCGAATGAGTGAAAATCGTCCTTTCGTATTTCGTAATAATAAATCAAATAATAAAGATATTGAAGTTATTGAAGTAAAAAGTATTGGACCTGATAATGACCAAGTTCCTAAAAGTAATATGGTTAAGATTGTATATCATCCTAAAAATTCTCAAATTCATTTGCTAAAAGCAAATATTCCTCGTATTAAAAATGATATTCCTCTTTTCATTTTATTCAGAGCATTTGGTATTCTTCCAGATCAAGATATTCGTGATTTAATTGTTGGATTTGATGGTGATCCAACTTATTTTAGCCTCTTTTATGAATCTATTTTAGAAGCAAGTTTTATAAAAACACAAGAAGAAGCACTTATTTATCTTTCAAATGAAATTAATACTTCTGCTTCAAAAAACTCTAAACATAATACTATGAAAATTCAAGATCTTCTTCATACTGAAGTATTTCCTCATATTGGTTTAACTGATAAAGATAATTATGCTAAAGGATGTTATCTTGCTCATATGACACGAAAACTTCTATGGGTTTCGTCATCTAAAATTCCAATTGATGATCGTGATGCCTATCCAAATAAGCGTGTAGATTTGCCAGGATTTCTATTGGCTTCTTTATTTCGTACTTATTTTAACAATAAAATGGTAAAAGATATTCGTTCAAGTCTTTCTAAAGAAATTCATAATGGCTCATGGCGTGCTTCTGGTAATTTTGAAGATATTGTAAATGTAAGTAATATTAATAAAATTATTAAAAGTGTTATTATGGAAGTTGGTCTTAAAACAAGTTTGGCAACTGGTAATTTTGGATCCGCAAAAATTGGAGGACCTACTAAAATTGGAGTTTCTCAAGTTCTTAATCGTTTGAATTATGTTTCTGGTCTTTCTCATTTGCGACGTGTTAGCACACCTATCGAGAAAACTGGAAAACTTATTGCTCCACGAAAACTTCATAATACATCATTTGGATATATTTGCCCAAGTGAAACACCAGAAGGTCATAGTGTAGGTGTTGTAAAAAATATGAGTAGTAGTGCTTCAGTATCTATTTATTCAAATGTTAATATTTTGAAAGATTATTTTAAGAAATTAAATGTAATCATTATTCTAGAAAATCTTACAATTCAAGAAAAATATAATTATGTTCGTGTCTTTATTAATGGTGCTTGGATTGGAAGTCTTATGCCAAATCATGTATTACCTACAATTACTAATTTGAAGAAAGCAAAAAGAAGTGGTAAGATTCATATGTTTACTGGAATTATATGGAAACCTCAATTCAAAGAACTATGGCTCACTACTGAAGCTGGTCGTTTTCTTCGTCCTCTTTATGTCGCTGAAACTCTACGAGAAATTTCTGGAAATGAACATCTTATAAAAGAAATTAATAATTTGAAAACATGGAATGAAATTCTTCTATGGAATTCTCCAAATGAGAATCAACTTATTGAATATATTGATCCTGGTGAAACTGAAGGAACTTACATTGCTATGAAATTTGAAGAATTAAATAATGATCATACTCATGTAGAACTTCATCCTTCTACTATTCTAGGAACTCTTGCTTCTAATATTCCATTTCCAGATCATAATCAATCTCCCAGAAATTCATATCAATCGGCTATGGGTAAGCAATCGATGGGCATGTATGCTCTAAATTATAAAGATCGGTTTGATACAATGGCTCATGTTCTTTGCTATCCTCAAGCACCTTTTGTATCTCCATTTATGTCTAAATTTTATGGAGCACAAAGCATGCCTTCTGGACAAAATGTAACTGTTGCTATTCTAGCATATACTGGATATAATCAAGAAGATTCTATTATGATGAATCGTGCTGCTCTTGATCGTGGTCTATTCAGAAGTATCTTTTATAGAACTTATAAAGATGAAGAACGTAAAAATCAAACAAGCGGTGAAGAAGAAAAATTCTGCCGACCAACTTCTGAAACTACTAAACAAATGAAACATGCCAATTATGATAAAGTTGGCGATGATGGCTTTGTTCCAGAAAATACATATGTTGATGCTGATGATATTCTTATTGGAAAAGTTGTTCCTATTCGTGTTCCAACAGGTATGGTAGTCCCATCTGGTTCAAAACGTCTTCGTGATGTATCTCGTACTATTCGCAATAATGAAACTGGATGGGTTGATAAAATTTTCAAGAATCGTAACGGTGAAGGATATTCTTTCGCTAAAGTTCGTGTGCGTCAAGATCGTATCCCTGAGATTGGAGATAAATTCTCAAGTAGACATGGTCAGAAAGGTACTCTAGGAATGATTCTCAGTCCTCAAGATATGCCTCAAACCGCAAGTGGTATTGTACCAGATATCATTATTAATCCTCATTGTTTGAGTGAAGATCATGAAATTCTAACAGAAAATGGATTTATGAATTGGAAAGAAGTTCAAGCTGGTTATGAAAATAATAGTCTTCGTATTGGAGGTTATAATCATAAATCTGGAAAACTTATTTATGAATACCCAAGTGCATTTATTCTAAATGACGCTCCAGATACTATGATTGAATTTATTAATAATAATGAAAATATATCACTTTTAGTTACTCCAGATCATGATATGTTTCCTTATGATAATATTAAAAATGATTATATTAAACAAAAAGCACATACATTACTATCACAAGATCCTAATACGCATGTTAAGTTTCTTTCAAATGTAAAAACTAATAATACCACATGTAAATCTAAAATTATGAGAGTAAAATCATTAATTGAGCGTGATGAAATTGTACATCATTATTTAGAATTAGGTTATTCTGTATCTTTTACTCAAGATAATAATGATTGGAAAATTATATGTGATATTAATAATGAACCAGTTCTTCAGAATACAAATGATATTAAAGAAATTAAATCATATAAAGGAAAAGTATGGTGTGTAACAATGCCAAATGGATTTATCTTTGCTAGACGTGTTGTAAGAAATAATGAAGGAGTTGTTACACAAGCATCACGTCCAATTATTATTGGAAATTGTATCCCAAGTCGCATGACTATCGCACAATTCATGGAAACACTTCTAGGTAAAGTATGTTGTGAATTAGGATGTCTAGGAGATGGTTCTCCATTTAATGATGTTACTGTTGAAAAATTAAGTTCAATTCTTCGTGATAAAATGAAATTAGAACCATATAGTAATGAAGTTCTTTATAATGGATTTACTGGTCGCATGATGGAAACTAGTATCTTTACTGGCCCAGTATATTATCAGAGACTAAGACATTGTTCTGCTGATAAAATTCATTCTCGATCTTCTGGACCATTAGTAATGCTTACTCGCCAACCAGCAGAAGGAAGAGCACGAGAAGGAGGATTGCGTTTTGGAGAGATGGAAAGAGATGCTGTTATTGCTCATGGTATTAGTGAATTTACGAAAGAACGTTTTATGGAATGCTCAGATTTATTCAGATGCCATAGTTGTCGTGATTGTGGGCTAATTGTTATTAGTAATCCAAGCCAAGGTATTTGGCTCTGTAAAGCATGCGGTAATACAACAAATTTTAGTGCGATTGAAATTCCTTATGCTTACAAACTACTTCTTCAAGAGTTAGAAACTATGAATATTACATCACGTATTATTACACAGACAAAACTTCTAAGTTTCTCCGCAAATAATAAAAAAGTAATAAAAGAAGTTTAAAATCTAGTTCTATTCTTCTTTATTGATTTAATTTTTTTCTTATGTTTTAAAGTATTTCTTCTCTTTTTACCTCCAGTATGTTGTAATAAATGAATATATTCTTTTATTTTTGATTCAAACTCGTTATAATCATTATGAAAAAAAGCATGATATATGTTTTTACTATGATTATAATATTGAAATTCAAGTTCTTCAATATCTGTTAGATGTAATAAATGTTTTATATGATATAATGTAAAAAATCTAGAACCTATTGATGTATCTGTATATTTTTTAAATAAATCATATAATGTTCCTTCAAAAATATTAAATATTTTTTCAAGTATTTCATCATTTATTTTCGCATGATATGGTTTTACATGAATATAATATGCGTTACTTGAAGCAATATCTGGATGAATTAAATCATCTACAAATGCTATTTTTGATTCTTCTATTATTATATTTGCATTCTTTGCTGCTTTTTTTATTGTTTCTATTGTTTTCTTTCTAGAACCAACAATACGACCTTCAACTACATCATATTCATCACGAATATTTGATGTTCTATCAAGATATGATATGAATATATTATTATGATGAAATTGTCTTTCAAATGCTCTTCCAGCAAATTGTAAATTATAAGGATTTCCATTATTTGAATAAATAATACAGCCACCAAGAGTTTTTTTATCTATTTCTTTTACTAATAAATCTATTATTGAATCTATACCTGGACGAAATATTATTTCCATAATTCCTGATGTGTCTAAATTACTTTCAAAAGTATCTTGTAATTCTTTTAAAAACTTTTTTGTTTCATCAGAATATGTTTTATAATGTTCTTTTAATAAATGTTTATCTTTCTCTGATGTACTACTTGATTTTATAAAAGATTCAATATCATATATGTATGAGAAATAATCAATACAACCAAAATCTCCAAGAGTATTGTCTAAATCAAATACACATACTCCTTTACTCATCTTCCCTATTATATAGATCTCATAAACTCTATTAATGATCTCATAAACTCTATTAATTTTTCATTTTATGAAAAATTGATCTCATAAACTCTATTAATTTTTCATTTTATGAAAAATTGATCTCATAAACTCTATTAATTTTTCATTTTATGAAAAATTGATTTTTTATTTTCACATTTTGCGTTTAGTAAAAATCAATTCTCAAAATGTCATTTAGTATGAAAGTGATTAAACGGACTGGATCAAAAGAACCCATCTCTTTTGATAAAATTCTTGGACGTATTCGTAAAGCATCAAAAGGCTTACAAGTAAATCCAGATTCTATCACCCAACAAGTTTTAGCACGTATCTACGATGGTGTAAAAACTAGTGAAATTGATGAATTGACCGGCCAACTATCCGCTTCTCTTTCTACCACCCATCCGGATTATGCTATTCTGGCCGGTCGGATTATTATTAGTAATCATCAGAAAAATACAGATCCATCATTCACTAATGTAATGTTATCACTTAATAATCAAATTAATCCTAAAACAAAAGAAAAAGTATCTTATATTTCAAATGAACTTATTGAAGTATTAAGTGTTTCAGAAAAAGCAAAAGAAATTGATGCTAAGATTGATCATGATAGAGATTATCTCTTTGATTATTTTGGATTTAAAACTCTTGAAAAATCATATCTATTGAAAGATACAAGTGGCAAAATTCTAGAACGCCCCCAACATCTTTGGATGCGAGTTTCTCTTGCTATGTGGTCTTCTGATTTGAAAAGAGCATTTGAAACTTATGATTATATGAGTCAGAAATATTTTACTCATGCTACTCCTACTCTCTTTAATGCTGGAACTAAACACCAACAATTGAGTTCGTGCTTTCTGATCGCAATGAATGATGATAGTGTGACAGGGATTTATAAGACTCTTGGTGATTGTGCGATGATTAGTAAGCATGCGGGTGGAATTGGTCTTCATCTTCATAATATTCGAGCAAAAGGATCTCTTATTAAAGGAACAAATGGAACTTCTAATGGAATTGTTCCTATGCTTCGTGTCTTTAATAATACCGCACGGTATATTGACCAATGCTTTACACCAGAAACTCTTATTTATACTCAAAATGGTGTTAAAAGAATTGAAGATGTTAATACTACAGATAAAGTTCTAACAAGCAATGGAACTTATGAAAATGTAAATATGCCTGTGAGGCATGAATACAAAGGAAAGATGCTTAAAATACAAGTTAAAAATGCTATTTCATCAATTCAAGTTACTCCAGAACATCAAATCTTTGCTCTAAAGGGGCAAAATAAAGGTCTTAATTTTGATATTATTCGTAATCGCCTTAATAAGAATATTGTAAAACCAGAATTTGAAGATTCTAAGGATTTAATTATTGGAGATTTTCTTGTATATTCTATTCCAAAGTATGTAAATGATATTGAATCTATGAGTGAAGAAGATTGTCGCCTATATGGTATTATCTTGGGCGATGGCCATATTTCTGAAAGAACAGCTTATATTTCACTTCATAGTGAAAATAAACAAGATACTGCTAACTTCGTTGAAGAATATTTTGAGAAACGTGGTGTAAAAACTATTAAAGAGGAACGTGAAGATCTAAATACTCGCATTCGATGGTCTCCAAACAGTGTTGGATTTAAATTTACTCGTTCTCAACTCTATGATGTAAATAAAGAAAAACATATTGATATTCCTATGCTACATCTTCCTAATAATAAACTTATTCAAATTATTCGTGGAATTATTGAAACAGATGGATGTGTTGGAACAAAAGAAGTAAGTGTTGAAATGTCATCTGATAATGTTATTGAAGGCCTTCGTTATATGCTACTTCGCCTTGGTTGTTTAGCATCTGGCTATGATCGTGATAGAATTGGAAATGTAAGCTCTTATAAGAATATTACAACTCGTAAAACAACAAAAGTGCTTCGTGTTCCACGAATTAATGATATTATGAAATACTTTCCAGATTCCCCTGTAAGTGAATATGTATCATATTTGAATCATGATGGTTATATCTATTCTCGCATTGAAAGTATTGAAGAAGTTGAATATGATGGCGTTGTTCATGATTTTGAAATTGATAATCCGCATGATTATACTGTAGCACATCTTGGTATTGTGCACAATGGTGGTGGGCGCCGCAATGGCTCATTTGCTATGTATCTAGAGCCATGGCATGCGGATGTTGAAGATTTTCTACGCATGAAACAAAATACTGGAGCAGAAGAAGAGAGAGCACGAGATCTCTTTTATGCTCTTTGGATTCCAGATCTCTTTATGAAACGTATTGAAATTGGAGGACTTTGGTCTTTGTTCTGCCCCAATGAAGCACCTGGATTGGCTGATGTTGTTGGAGAAGAATTTGAAGCATTGTATGAAAAATATGAAAAAGAAGGACGAGCACGAAAACAAGTATCCGCTCAGAAACTTTGGTTTGAAATTCTTGATGCTCAAACTGAATCTGGTACTCCTTATCTTCTATATAAAGATGCTGCTAATAAAAAGTCCAATCAACAGAATCTTGGTATTATTAAGTCATCAAATCTTTGTGTTGCTCCAGAAACATCTATTCTTACTGATAAAGGTCATATTCAAATTAAAGATGCTGTAAATACAAAAGTGAATATATGGAATGGAACACAGTTTTCAGAAGTTGAAGTAAAACAAACTGGTAAGAATCAGAAATTAATTACTGTTAATTTAAGTAATGGAATACAACTAATATGTACTCCTTACCATAAATTTATTATTAGTGAAAACTATAATGACTATAAATCATTAGATAAAGCAAAACGTGTTGATGCTTCAAATTTAAAACCTGGTATGAAATTAGCTAAATGGGATGCTCCTATTATTCAAGGAGATTCTAAATATGATTTTAAATATGCTTATACGCATGGATTCTTTTGTGGCGATGGAACATATAATAATGGTCCTTATACCAAAGACTCACCTACACTATCGTTATATGGTGAAAAGAAGTATCTAATTGATAAACTTGATATTCGTTCTACTTCTGGCGAAGAAGATTCATTAGGTAGAATTAATACAACACTTCATAAAGATATTGAAAAGAAGTTTAATGTTCCCATTCAAGCAACTATTAAAAATAAACTTGAATGGTTTGCTGGACTACTTGATGCTGATGGAACTGTAGCACGAAATGGAACAAATGAATCACTACAAATTGGTTCTATTAATAAGTCATTTCTTGATAAAATCCTATTAATGCTTCAAACACTTGGGGTGAATGCGAAGGTTACTCTTATGCGTGAAACATCTGAGAGGTTACTACCAGATGGAAATGGTGGAAATAAACTCTATAAATGTGAACCTCTTTGGAGACTACTTATTTCATCATCTGGCCTTTATCAGCTTTCACGCCTTGGTCTAAAAACTCATAGACTTCAATTTAATACTCGTGAGCCTCAAAGGAATGCTGAACAATTTGTAACTGTTGTGTCAATTGAAGATAATAATCGTTATGATGATACATATTGTTTTAATGAACCCATTAATCATGCTGGTGTGTTTAATGGTATTCTAACTGGCAATTGTACAGAAGTAATTCAGTATTCATCACCAGAAGAAACCGCAGTATGTAATCTAGCATCAATAGGCCTCCCAACATTTATAAAGAAAGATAAATTTGATTTTAACTTGCTACGTAAGGTCGTGGGAATTGTAACACATAATCTAAATCGTGTTATTGATATTAATTATTATCCAACAAAAGAAACTCATACATCCAATATGCGTCATCGTCCTATTGGTATGGGAGTTCAAGGACTTGCTGATGTCTTTGCTATGCTAAAAATATCTTGGGAAAGTCCAGAAGCAACAGAACTAAATCGTAAAATCTTTGAGCATATGTATTATGCGGCGCTAGAAGCATCTATGGAAGATTCTAAGAAAGATGGTCCTTATTCTAGTTTCCAAGGCTCTCCAGCATCAAAAGGAATTCTACAATTTGATATGTGGAATGTAAAACCATCAACAGATCTTGAATGGGATAAACTCAAAAAGAATATTATAAAACATGGACTACGTAATTCATTACTAATAGCTCCAATGCCTACCGCATCTACAAGTCAAATTCTCGGATTTAATGAATGTTTTGAACCTTTCACAACAAATATTTATACCCGGCGAACTCTTGCTGGAGAATTTGTTATAATTAATAAATATTTATTGAAAGAACTTATTGATCTTGGTATTTGGAATGAAGATCTAAAACAAAAGATTGTTGCTCATAACGGATCTATTCAAAATATTAGTGATATTTCTGAATCTATTAAACCACGATATAAAACCGCATGGGAATTATCTCAAAAAGTCTTAATTGATATGGCTGCTGATCGTGGTGCTTTTATTTGTCAGAGTCAAAGTCTCAATCTCTTTATGGCAGATCCCAATTATGCGAAACTAACAAGTATGCACTTTTATGGATGGAAAAAGGGATTGAAGACTGGATGTTATTATTTACGAACAAAGGCTCCGGTATCCGCTCAGAAATTTACAATTGATCCCCGAATGCTTGTAGAAACAGATGAAGAACGGAAGAAACGTGAAAGAAAAGAACTTCTAGATCGTCTAGCAAGTGAATATGAAGAAGAACAATTAAAAGCAAAACAAGCGGCTGAATCTGGCGAAGGATGTTTGTTCTGTAGTTCATAAAAAAAATTAAAATAATATAGAATGTTAATTTTAATAACTCTACTTTTTGTCCTCTTATCGCCCGGCATGCTACTTACACTTCCTCCAGGCCCTAGAGGAGCATTTGCTTCTGAAGAAACATCAAATCTTGCTGTTATAGTACATGCTACTGTCTTCTTTTCTATATTATCAAGTATTAACTCAAATTTCTTAGGATTAGGATGGTTAAAGACTGTTGAAAACCAGATTCTATCTAGTAATTATTAAATAATAGTAGAATGTTAATTTTATATACTTTATTTTTTGTTCTCTTATCACCTGGTGTAATTATAACAGTTCCACCAGTACCTGGCAAAAATTCTTTTTTTTCTGAAGCTACAAGTCCTCTTGCTATATTTGTTCATGCCGTCATATTCTATGCTCTATTCGCAGGGATTAATTCTAACTTCTTAGGATTAGCATGGTTAAATAATATAGAATCAAAATTATTAAAATCAAATTATTAAGTATCTGTAACAACATTTATACCTGCTAAAGCATGAATAAATTGTAGATATTCTTTGGGAAACCCCCAGAAACAACTTGGTGATATATTTTCAGCCGATGGAATTCGGCGACTTGATATATTCTTTCCATGAGAAAAAGCAACTATTATTTGTTGAGGAGGTATTTCTAGAACTTCATTTTCTCTTTTTTTCACTATACTTTCTCCTTCTCCTACTTGTATATTATTTTCAAACTTACCTTCATTATACCAACTTCTATAAAATGTTAATGTTGCTTCTGATATTCTCTGACCTAGTGGAATATCAAATGGAGGAGAATTTACAGCAGAAACACCTTTTATTAAATCATAACATGCTATTGATGTACATGCTACTGCTTTCGTTGTATTCTTTAAATGAGGATGTTTTGTTAGCCATGCAACTCTGCGTCTAAATGAAGTTTCTGGGTAATGATCATCATCATCCATAAATAATATTATATCATTTGTAGAATTTTCTATTCCAATATTTCGTTTTTGAGAAATTGGTGTCTTCTTTAATAAAGGAACATATCGAATCTCTATATCTGTGAATTGATTTTGTGTTTGTATAATCTTATCAGATGCTTGTTCTTCTATTACGTCACTATCATCCACAATAATCCATTGAATTTTATTTTTAGGATAATCTGTTAAAATCATATTATGTCGTGCTAAATCAAAGAATTTTCTTCTATTATAAATAAGAGTTATTACAGATATTGGAGGGCAGTTATTACGATCTAAAATTGGAGGAAGATTCTTCATTCGTTTCTTTTCAGGCATAGAATCAAGAATTTGTAAAAGATTCTTTCTAAAATCTTCTAGATTTTTAGACTTTATTGAGTTTATAGATTTTTTATCATATAATTTAAATTTCTCTATTGCTATCTCTAAATCTCTTTCAAGATTGACTGTTGCTTTTACAAATGAACCATATGGATATTTACTATTACTACTTACTTCTGTTTCTATCCATGATACATTTTTAGAGTCTTTATAATCTTGATTATATACTGGAAGAGTATTCAGAATTGTAAAGGCTTTCACATAATTTGCCTCTGCTGCTGTATATCCAAATCCTTCCGCAAATGAACAACATACATGACCTTCATATGTTTCTAATAATGTTTCTCTTTTCTCTTTTGTTAGATCTTCAACATATAATTTTACATTTGTTGGAAGAGCTTCTAAAAATGATAATTCTTCAATACTATATACATGAATTGTAGGATATGATTCTTTCCAAAATGGAAGAAATTTTATAGCAAATTCTCTTTTATTTTTTGATCCACCAATTAAATATAAAAATTCTTTTACAGAACTAGTATTTTTTAAAGTAAATGGAAGAATACTCCATGGAAGTAGAGTTCCTATTGATAATTTTTCTTTTGTTATAACTACATCAAAATGTTTCATATATGAATCATACACATCTTTTACATACCATTCCGGATTCATTATAAATATGTTATATGATGCCCATGGAACATATGAATATATTGGAACTTCTAAATGAATATTTATATCACTCAATGAAGGATGTTCTAATGGATCTACAAATTTTACAATAGCATATCCAGAAAGTGATCTCTTGATAAGTTCCGCATCATGTAATAAACCAAAATTATTTGATTTATTAAAAATTACACTAACCGTGAAATTAGACTTAGAATTTGATATCATCTATATTCTATATTTCTTTAAAGTAGGTGTTTAAGCAATGTCAAATATAAGAGATGTCAAATTTTTATCTTGGTCTCAGCCTTCTTGTATATCATGGATGGAATGTATGAAAGGTGTAAAGTGGAATACTATGGTTCAACGAGAAAATACTTTATTTAAAAAAAAAGTAGAATCAGTTTGTTCTAAAGAAGATTTATTAAATAAAGCAAATGAATTTGAAAATGCTAAGAAAAAGATTTTTTTTATTTATGAAAATATAATTATTCAAAATTATGGTTCTTATGAATATGAATGGTTTTATACGAATAATACTAGTATAAGATATTTTGCTACTGATATTTTTATCTATAAAAAATATACATATCATATTCGTGATATCGGCAATGGATCACAAAAATATAGATTAGAATGTTTAGATATAGATAAAGTTCTATGGCATGTAGATAATGTTGGACCACAAGTATATGTTATAAATGATATTTGTTATTATTTAACAGCAAAAAATAAATTATGGTATAATTCTGTAGTTGGAGTAGATTATAAATCTGGCAATAATCTTATAATAATTTATGAAGAAAATGATAAAAGATTTAATCTAAGTTTGGTAAAAGGAGATAATGATTGTTTATTTTTATTAAGAGAAAATTCTGGAAAACAAAATCTATTTGTTATTGAAGGTGTAGAAATTATATATGAAAATTTAAATTTACAGAACTATTATCCTATTGGATATTATAAAGAAAAAATATGTTATTTAGAAAATTCAAAAAATATTTGGAATGGTGTTGGCTTTACATTACATAAACAATTTAATAAAGAAATAGAATATTTTTCTATTAAAAATAATATAGTTATTCTCCGAGATTATGGATTAAAAAGAATTTATAATCTTCATTTTAAAGAATATACTAATTTTTATGGAAATATTATTTTAAATAAATTTATTTAGAATCCTTTTCATAGATTTTTTATAGATTATAGTGATTCTGGAATTCAAGAATGTAGTATAACAAAAAAATTTATAAATAAAAATTGTACTATTCCATATGGCATTGTTAAAAGATATTTAGTTGGTGATAAAGCTGTTCCTTTAATAATTGTAAAACCATTATGTTCTATTAAAGGTTTAATGATAATAGCATATGGAGCATATGGAATTCCAACAAGTTTAAGTACAACACGATGGAAACCATATTTAGATGATGGATGGATAATTGCGTTTGCTTGTGTTAGAGGAGGGGGTGATGTAAATAAAAGATGGGCTAATGAAGCAAGAACTTATAATAAAGAAAACTCATGTGAAGATTTAGAAAATTGTATTCGTTTTTTACAACATAAATATAAAATATCTAGCAAACAAACATGTATTTATGGAAGATCTGCTGGAGGATATTTAGTAGGTGCTACTGTATCAAGAAATCCTGAGGGAAAATTATTTAAAATGGTTTATACTGAAGTTCCATATGTAGATGTCTTACAAACAACAACAAATCCTACTTTACCTCTTACAGTGTTAGAATATGATGAATTTGGAAATCCAGCAGAAGGAATTTTTCAATTTAAAAAAATTTTAGAACTTAGTCCAGTAGATTCTTTAGATTATACTAAATCTCCGGATATAAATATTATTATAAGAACATCTCAGAATGATAGTCAAGTATATACATATGAATCATATAAATGGTTATATATGTTGCGAGGAAATAATAAAAAAGATTTTCGAAAAATTTTATACAATACCCAACAACAAGGGCATTTTGTAAATGGAAAAGGTAGCTATGAGAATTATTCAGAAGATTTTTTTTTATTAAATTCTTGTAGATAGAATGAGTGATAAAAAAGATTTACTACAAAAATTAAAAAATAAGAAACTATATTCTAGCATTCAAGAAGGTGGTACAGCATTAATAAGTGGTGATACAATCGATGCTTCAGTAACAATTACTAATATTAATAGAAACAATCCAAATATTCCATTTGGCCCTACTTCATTAAAAACTCCAGCTAATATTAATACTATACAAAATTTATATGATTATGTTAAATGGTTAAATGTAAATTTCTCTGGTTTATATGCTACAACAGCTACAACGACAACAATTTCACAACAATTAGTCGCTTTACAGGCTCAAGTAGCGGCTTTAAGTTCTGGCTCTGGTTCTGGCTCTGGTACTGGTTCTGGAGGTTCAGTTACGCAAGCAAATATTTTATCTACTTTAGCAGCAGCTCTTGGATATCAAGTTGATGATACAGAGAATCGATTAATAACTCTAAATGATTTGACTGGAGATAATAATGGCTCTTTTACTAGTACAGATGTAAGTACTGCTCTTGGAACAACACCTTTAGCACAATTTAAACATTTACCCTCACCGTCATATCTTCATTTTTCAGGTGGTAATAGAAAAACACGTAAACAAAGAAAATAGTGTGTTCCGATTCATATATAAAATCACATATTTAATAAGAAATGGCATCAACTATAGATGATACATTATCAAGTCTTTTATTTAATTTAAGTAAAATTCAAAATAGTATTGATTCATTAATAAGTTCAACAAGTGTATTGGGAACAGACAATGGTCGTATGACTACTCAAATTGAAACTATAAATTCTCAAATTCTTTTAATACTTGGTAGATTATCTACTTTGGAGAGTGATGTTAATACTCCCGCACCCGCCGGATTAGAAAATCGAATTGATTCACTTCAAGAAATAATTAATAATTTACCACCTAATCTAGCAAAAGTTATAACAGATTTACAATCTGCCGTTACAACATTACAACAGAATCCTTCTGGAGGAATTGATACTACTCGTATTACACAAATATTACATGATTTAGATGAGATTAAAGATAAAATAAATAATAAAGATATTAGTAATGAAGATAAAATATTACATGAGTTAGATGAGATTAAAGATAAAATAAATAATAAAAATATTAGTAATGAAGATAAAATATTACATGAGTTAGATGAGATTAAAGATAAAAAAAATATTAGTAATGAAGATGGAACATTAATTAGTACTGATATTAAAACATTTATTCCAAATCAAGATGGAGGTGATGGTATTGTAAGATCATTAGATAATAATGAAAGTTCTATATTAAATACTCTTTTTCCATTAGCACCTAATCCAAGTCCAAGTTTTGACAGTAGTCTAGCACCTAATCCAAGTCCAAGTTTTGACAGTAGTCTAGCACCTAATCCAAGTCCAAGTTTTGACAGTAGTCTAGCACCTAATCCAAGTCCAAGTCCAAGTCCAGCAAATTATAATCATGATACAGCTTTACAGTATTTTAATAATATAACAAATATTAGTTTTCAAACGTATTTTCAAGATCTTAATAATCCACCTACCAGTAGTCAAATCGATAATGCTGCTAACTGGTATAATTATTTAGCAGGATATTATAATAGTAATCCTAGTGATTTAAATAGTATAGTAAATGCTGCGGGAGATAATGATTGGCCAACAATTCGTAGTTCTTTATTAGAATTATTTATTGAATTTATTAGCCCTTATCCAGCACCAGGCCCAGCACCAAGTCCAAGTGATTTAATAAGTAATTTGGAAGAACAAGTATATGCTGATAGTGTTTTAGGAAATGGTATTACTCTTTGGATAAATTATTATAATACAAATCCTTCCCTTTTACCATTAACAAATTTTTTTAATAATAATCAACATGCATGGGGAGAAATACTTACAAATTTACAAGCATTAATTGGGACAAATCCTACACCACAACAAGTATATAATGTTATTCAAAATACAATACGTAATAATGGTTTAGTAAATATGACACCAACTCCTCCAACATTTGATGCGACTGGTAATTATGTTAGTTCTAATCTAGCACCAACTCCAGCAGTATCTCCAAGGCCAGTAGTAGCTCCACAACCATCTACTACCCCACCTTCATATCACAGAAATAGAAATAAAAGAATTATTAATGAAACTCGTATTATTAATGATGATGATGAAAGTGGATATGGTGAATCTTCTAATTCAAATATAAAATTTAATAATTTAGAAAAATCAATTGATAATTTAAAAGATATCGTACAACAATTATTATTATTTACTATAACAAATCCTCAAAAAACTACAGCAACTAGTATTCCCCCTATTACTATTAATAATAATAATAATAATACTGATAATAATAATAATAATAATCAAGAAGAGCCTTCAGTATCACCAGCGCCTTCAGTATCACCAGCGCCTTCATTACTATTAGACAATTGTCAGCAAAGAGCAATATTACACGCATTCATCGATATATTACCCTATTTTAAAATATCATCATCATTAAATAATATATTAGAATCATATTTTTTAAATTTACAAAATCTTAATATATTATCTACAGATGAAATTAATGCTATTAATACAGTACTTATTATTACAACAATTAGTTCATTAAATAATAGTGAATTGCTAGAAATTCAGAATTTAATATCAGAATTATTAAATCCTAGTACAAGCATGTCAGGTGGTTCTAAAATTCAAGATAATGATACTGAAGAAACTCTTGAAGAACAAATTATGAAAGCAATGGATTCTTTAGAAAAATATAATTATAATACAAATACTAATAAACCTATGAAAGGTGGTCAGGCAATGTCATTAGAGGAAAATTTTAATATATATTTTGCTAGTGTTCCTACTTATACACCAACTGATACCAATGTTATCTTATCATTTACTGAAAATGATTTATTAAATATATTAAAAGGTATAACAACTTCTATATCTGTACCATGTGATTATAAAGAACTAATTGGCCCTATATTAACATCAATATATCCTCAAGATTATCCTCTTAAAAAAGATGAATTAAATGGGCAAATATTACAAACAAATAGCCCTTTAGGTTTAGTATCTTTATATATTGATACAAGTGGAATATTTTATTTAATAACTGATACTGATACATATCCATTTAATATTAGTCAAAATGAATTCTATGATTCTTTTGTATATGCTGCTTTTTATTTACATAATAGCTATGGAGGTGTTTATAATGGTGGTAATCCAAATACAAATCCAAGTCCAAATCCAAATCCAAATCCAAGTCCAAATCCAAATCCAAATCCAAGTGCATTAGCCCCAAACCCTAGTGCGGCACCTGATAATTGTGCGAATGCTGCGAGTTATTATAGATCAATAACAAATGGTGGTTTTCAATCAAGATTTCAATCGATTCCTTCTACTTATACACCAGATGATGTTTCTAATGCTATATTATGGTATAATTATTTAGAAAACTGTTATGCGAGTGATGCAACAACACTAAATAATATAATATCATCTATTAGCTCTACAGATTCCTGGGAATCTGTTGCTCCAATTATATTTGATGTTTTTAAGAGTGATCCCACAAATCCTTTACAAACAAATTTTATTTTACAATCAATAAGTTCAAGAATTTCATCACCATCAGATCCACAATATATAAATAATACTATAATAGCTCTAAATGGATATACAATATCTGGAAATCAATTAACTTCAGATTTAGTAACCGCATATAATAATATCAATAATAATGTATCACTTGAAGTAAGAAATTATCTTGCTGTATTATGTCTATTAAATACTTGGAGTAATTTTACATATCAACTAACTTTTCCCATGGAAGGAGGTAAAATCAGAGATATACAGTATGGTGGGTTAAATCCAAGTCCAGTAGTCGCATCATATGATTTAACAACTTATGACGGAATTATTAATTATGTAATTGCTAATAGTCTTAGTATTTCTAGTTTATATCATTTAATTTCTATTAATATGGATTTGAAACCATTTTTATCTTCATATTATAATAATAAATATATTGCCACTAGTATTCCAGGATTTTCCCCTTATATTTATATTAGTACAAATGGTAATTTTGATAAAGGGGTATCTTTACCATCTGGAATATCAGCATTACATGAAACAAGTTTGACTGATCGTTATATGCAATATTCTCATATTGATGGTACTGGTCCAAGCCCAAGTCCAAGTCCAAGCCCAAGTCCAAGTCCAAGTCCAAATGCGGCACCTAGTTCAAGAGTAAGATCATTAGATAGTAATGAAACTGCTATATTAAATACTCTCTTTCCATCTCCTAACGCAGTACCGAATCCAAGTCCAAGTCCAAGCCCTAATCCAAATGCGGCACCTAGTTCAAGAGTAAGATCATTAGATAGTAATGAAACTGCTATATTAAATACTCTCTTTCCATCTCCTAATGCAGTACCGAAACCAAATCCAAGTCCAAGTCCATCACCTAACCCAAGTCCAAATGCGGCACCTAACCCAAATCCAAGTCCATCACCAAATCCAAGTCCATCACCTAACCCAAGTCCAAATGCGGCACCAAATCCAAGTCCATCACCTAACCCAAGTCCAAATGCGGCACCTAGTTCAACAGTAAGATCATTAGATAGTAATGAAACTGCTATATTAAATACTCTCTTTCCATCTCCTAACGCAGTACCGAAACCAGCACCTAACCCAAATCCAAATCCAGCACCTAACCCAAATCCAAATCCAAACCCAAATCCAGCACCTAACCCAAATCCAAATCCAGCACCTAACCCAAATCCAAATCCAAACCCAAATCCAGCACCTAACCCAAATCCAAATCCAGCACCTAACCCA